CTTCCCCAAAGTCATGAAGAATTTGGGGTACGACTCGAATGACGCTGCCGCAGCCATCAAACGCATCAGCGCCAGCATTGATGGCCTGCCGACCACCACATCGAGCATGATCGGCATGGTCCAGCAGCTTGCTCCGTTGACCAAGAATCTGGACGAGGCCACCAGCATCGCATTGGCGTTCAACAATGCCGTCCTGGCCGGCGGCAAAGACACAGTGCTGCAGGCCAACGCCATCGAACAGTACAACCAGATGTTGAGCGCGAACAAGGTCGATGCCGCCGCATGGCGAAGTGTCGTCAATGCAATGCCTGGCCAGATGAACCAATTGGCCAAGAGCATCCTTGGCGCAAACGCGAAGCAGAACGACCTGTATGAGGCGATGAAGGGTGGCAAGGTCACCTTCGAGGACTTCAATAAGGCGCTCGTCAAGCTCAACAAGGACGGTTACGGGCAGTACGCCAGCTTCGCGACGCAGGCAAAAGACGCCACACAGGGCATCGGCACCGCTATGGAGAACGCGAAGAACCGCGTCCAGAAGGCCATCGAGAAGATTATCGAGGCGTTCGGTGTCGACCGCATCAGCGGCGTCATTAACAGCTTTACGGCGAAATTCGGAGATGTCGGCTCGGCTGTGGCCAAGGCTGTCTCCGGATCATTGGAATTCGTCGAGACCGGCAAAGTCAACGAAAAATTGGCTGAATCGTTCCACATCGACAAGAAGTCGTATGCGGGCATCGAAGACGCTTACCAGCGGATTCGGTGGGGGTACAAAGGTCTCACCGATTTCATCAAGACCGGCGAATTCTCATACGAGTTCAACCGTGCCTTCGAGAACGCCGACCGCCAGACACTCATCGACTTCAAAGACAGCCTCCTCGGCGTCCGCGACTCCGCCAGCGAGGTGCTGAAGAACCTTCCCGGATTGGGTGAATTCTTCAACACCCCGAAGGATGGCGACAAGTCGAACTTGAACAAGGCCTTGAAAGCCGCCAATGTGGCGCTTGCTGGTCTGAAGCCACTGCTCGACCTGCTCGCATCAATCGAGAAGGCGTGGAACGGTCTGTCCGCTGAACAGCAGGGCACCATCTTCGATACGGCCATCTACCTGTGGTTAGGTAGTAAAGGCTCCAAGATACTGAAGAACATCTTCGGTGTCGCCAAGGATATCGGCAAAGGCTTCGGCATCGCCGGAAAAGGCATCAAGACCGCTGGCAACGCGCTGAAATCGTTCGGCAAGTTCCTCGGCGGGCTGAAGGCTCCGAAATGGCTGTCAAAGCTTACCGTCGGCAAGGTTGGAATCGCAGCCGGTGGAACCGCAATGCTTTCAGCTGCGAAGAACATCGAAAAAGGCACTCCCAAGTGGGCATGGAGTCAACTGAACAAAATTCCCGGTTTCAGCGAGGGCGACAAGTCATACGCCGACTACCAGAAACGGTACAAGGCCGCACAGGAAAACAACAAGTTCCTCGGAATCAAGAACTCCACATGGGAACACAACCTGAATCCGCTGAACTGGCCATCAATGGCCGTGGGTGCCGCGAAAACCGGAATGAACAAACTCGGAAGCCTTCGAAAGAAAGCCGACGAGCAGGGGTTCGCAGGTAATACCGGTTCCGCGCAAGCTTCGATGAGCTCCGGCCAACGCGATGCCGGAGTCAAGGCCTGGAACGGCATCAAAGGCGCGTTCTCCGAGGCAGGGCAGGCGCAGGCCGACAATACGGCAGCGCAGGTCAAAGCCCAGCAGGACACTCTGGCCGGCATCAAGAAGGCATGGGGCGACGCCGGCGATTGGATCAACACCAATTGGTGCGACCTGATGGTCAAGATCCAGTCGAAGTTCGACGGCGCGGCCCAATGGGTCGAGGACCGTTGGGACGGCGTCAAGGACTGGTTCGGGACCACAGGTCAGAAGATAGGTGACTTCTTCTCCGGAATTCCATCAACGGTCGGAGGCTGGTTCGACCAGGCAGGCCAATGGGTGCAGTCCAAATGGCAGGCGCTGGTCGACTGGCTGGGACTCACCCCGACATCGATAATCGATTTCTTCATCGGAATCCCCGACATGTTCGCCGGCATATTCCAGTCGGCGAAGGACCGTATCACCGGCATCTTCGGAAGCGTCGGCGCATGGTTCGACAACAACGTCAAATCTCCGATATCCAATGCCGTCAACGCCATCGGCCAGACGTTCCAGTCCACCAAGGATTGGATCAAGGAAAGCTGGGACAAGGTCAAGGATGCGGCCAAGAGCCCGGTGAAATTCATCGTCGATACCGTGTACACGCACGGTATCAAGAAGGTTTGGGACAGCGTCGCCGGCGCGGTCGGCTTGAAGCTCTCCCTCCCGACGGTGAAATTCGCGAATGGCGGCACCGTCGGCGGCATCAATCCCGGATACAATCCGGGTGTCGATTCGATTCCGGCGATGACTTCGCCGGGCGAGGCGTGGATGGTGCCGGAATGGACCAAGGCGGTAGGCGCGGAGAACGTCTACCGCTGGAACGCTTTGGCTCGCCACCATGGTGTTCAGGCCGTCCGCGATGACATGGGTCTTGATGGCGTCCAACGCTTCGCCAAAGGTGGCATTGCCTCCAAGATTGGCAAGGCTGCCGGCAAGGCGGTGTCCGGAGCGAAGAAATTCATCGAGGATTTGTCCAAGACCGCTCAGGCCTTTGTGAAGAATCCTGTGGATTGGGTCACGTCGAAGATTCTCACGCCTGTGAAATCGCAGGTGGCGGGAATCAGCGGCGGCCAGTTCGGCCAGATGGTCGGCAGACTGCCGGTGAGTGCCGCTACGGCTCTTGTCGACAAGGTCAAGTCGATGGCGTCCGACCTGGCATCCAAGTGGACCAGCAAATCCGAGGCGGGCCAATATCATGGTTCGGTCGGTGGCGGCGTGGAACGCTGGAGGAGCCTAGTCCTGCAGGTGCTCAAGGAATTGGGCCAGCCCGCAAGCTGGGCCGACACCGTGCTACGCCGAATGAATCAGGAGTCCGGCGGCAACCCGAACGCCATCAACAACTGGGATTCCAACGCCAAGGCCGGTCACCCGTCGCAGGGCCTGATGCAGACCATTCCTGGCACATTCAATGCCTATGCGGGGCCGTACCGCTCGCGTGGCATCACCGACCCGCTCGCCAACATCTATGCCGGCTGCAATTACGCGATCCATCGGTATGGGTCGTTGGCCGGAATGAATCGTGCGGGCGGCTACGCGCTCGGCGGCATCGTCGGAGACGATAGACCGACCCTGTACGATCGCGGCGGCATCCTGCCACCCGGACGGCACCTCGTGGCCAACGAGACCAAGCAGCCCGAACTCGTGTTGACGCGCGAGCAAATCCTCAAGGTCTTCGGCTCCGATGTCAAGGACAAGGGCGATAGGACCGTCAACCTCAATGTGAGCATCCCGGAGCGCTCGGACCCGTGGGCTGATGCGTCAATCCTGGTGCGCACCGCGCGACACCAATTGCGATAAAAGGAGGCCGATGTGGCTTATTTTGCGGAATTGTCGGCCTTCGGCTTGGAGCCGGTGCGCTTCGAGGGCTCTGGTGATCTCGATTGCCTGTGCATCGCGAAAGGCGGCATCGAGGGCTGGTGGTCGACTCCCGCCGCGAAAGTCAATGTGACGGCGCGCGGCCAGGGCGACGGTGGACACGACGTGAGCGAGGATGACATCTCCTACGCCAGCCGCACCGTCACCCTGCATTGGAATGCCAACGCTTCCAGCCGTGACGCGCTGCTCGCTTTGACGGACAGTGTGCGCAGACTCGTGCATCGTCAGGTCACGATGCGCGTGGTCGACGGTAATGAGGATACCTACTGCAGTGGCGGATATATGGTGCTTACCCAGCAGCCTGACTATCGGTCCGGCAGCATCGCCGATTCGACCATCACCATCGTTTTCGAGCGTCCGGAGCGCCTGTCGTCTTTGGCGCATTCTGGTGAGGCTCGGGCGTCGGTGGTGCAGGCTGGCGGCTTGAGCTATGGGGCGGCTAATGCCGGGCTCGCGTATCCGTTGAGCTATGGCGTGGTGTCTGATGGTGCGACGGTGATGCGATTGCCGAATCAGGGCACCAGCCGCGCATATCCGACCTACACCTTGTGCGGAGAGTGGCCTGATGGCTGCACGCTCCGCTTGGCGTGCGACGGGCGTAATTCCACCATCGCCTATTCGCGCGCCATCCACACTGGCACACCAGTATTGCTGGACACCCGCTCCCGCACCGCCACCATGGGCGGCGTGGACGTGACCAGCGGATTATCACAGCGCGGGTGGATGACGATACCGGCCGGCAAGAGTCTGACGGTCAATCTCGCCACCGCAGGCAGCGGGTGGGTCAGCTGCTCAAGCCATGACACCTACATTTAAACGTTTTTCCGATTCGGAGGTGCAACACTTATGACCACGGCTTTAGGCATTCGTCCCGACGCGAAATCGCAGGGCGTCAGCCCTCAGGTGCATCGGCATATCATCAGCGCCCAGTGGGCCAGTGACGGCATCATTCAGGGGCTTACCGTGACCGGAGGCACAGGGCTCACCTACACGGTGAGCGCCGGTACCGCATTGATTCAGCCTGACGGCCAGAAGGGCGAGGCGGTGCTCGCTTATTGGCCGGGCGGCGCCACTCCCGCAGTCGCCGCCGGTAACGCCGGATTGAGCCGATACGACGTGATTTGGCTCCGCGCCCACGACCTCGACAAGGGAGATGCGGACAATCAGGTGGTGCTCGGCGTCACTCAGGGCACGCCGGCCGCTGACCCAGACGTGCCGCTCGACCAGGTGCCGTCCGATGTGGTGCGTTTGGCGGCCATGCTCGTGCCCGCCGGCATGACCCAGACCAAGGCGTGCAGTACGGATGGCGCGGAACGCTACGCCATGCCCTACGGCGCGAGCAAGGGTCTCATTGCGCGTAACGTCCGAAACTACGAGGGTCCCGCAAACATGGGCGACGGTGGGAAGGACTATTTCGAGCAGGACACCAGCTTTTATCTGCCGACCGACAGGCTGGTGGAGCTCAGGTACACGGCCACGGCGGCCGCCTGCCGACACGACAATCCCAAGAAGCCCACCGAGGACGCCACACAGATGGCCTGCTGGTATGTCGGCTTTCAGGTCGACGGGCAGGACGTCTCCGGTGGCGGCGGCCAATTCCAAGTGTCCCGCGCGTGGCAGCAGGTGCATTTGAATGCGCTGGTCGAATTGCAGGCCGGATGGCATACCGTGCGCACCCGCAACCATCGCGTCACGTGGGGCGAGAACGTCTATTTCATCTGTCACAGCGACGGCAAGGAGAATTATCCCGGCCGCACCTTGGAGGTGTGGGACAGGGGCGTGAACGTCGGCTAAGGAGGCGCACTCATGGCTTGGCGCGCATATGTCGTGGACACGATCAGCGGGCAGCTTTTGAGTCCAATCGACCTGCCGAATTTCAGCTGGTCGGTCAGCGTCGCGGATTCGTCGCTTTCCACCACGAAATCCAAGGGTGTTGGTCAGGATGAGGTGAGCGGCCTGAAGGTGCCGTGGACCGCGGTGCCGGCCAATTCGCCAGGCGAACGCTCCCGGCTCCTAGCGCCCGACCGGCGCAGCATTGCGCTCTGCTGGACCAGTCCACTGGATTCGGAGGACGCGATAGGCACGCCAATCCTCTGCGGGCTGATAGGCCAGCGCAAGGATGGGCCACTCGACACTGATTTCTCCTTGACCAGCCTTTACGGGCTTTTGGGGGACCGGTATCTGGTGCGTGAGGGGGTCTATGGTGCCGCCAATGGCGGCACCAGCGTCGACGCCATCAAATTCGACGGTCTTTCCCTGCGCGCTATCGCGGCGGAGGCGGGCTGGCTGTGCACCAACGCCAAGCCGGGCGGTGGCCTGCCCATCGACTGGCACTACAGGGGAGAGCAGGGCTCGCACCAGCGCGAATACGATTCATGGGATATCCAGAACCTGAAGTGCTCGGCCGTGTGGGACAAGATCGCCAACGTGGAAAACGGGCCCGACCTGCAATTGCGGCCGAAACTCTCCGGCGACACCATCCGCTTCGACTTCCTCGCCGGGAGTGACGCGGATCCGAACATCGCGCAGGACACTATCCTCGAGCTTTCCAGCAGCCCGTATGGCGGCACCTTGGAAAACATGACCATCGACCACTTGGGCGCCGTGCACCGTGTCTACGCGTCCGGCTCGGGCACGGACAAGGCTCAGCTCTGCCACTTGTCCGAAGACCTGAGCCTCGTCAACGGCAATCACGAGCCATTCCCGCTCCGTGAGATGACCTACAGCGACACGGACGCCGCCGACGCGAACCTGCTCCGCCAGCACGCGGACGGCGTTCTTGCCGCGAATCACGCGCCGCTCATGCAGATCAAAGGCGAATTGCACGCCAATGACGTGAGCGTGGACGGCACGCCATTGCATCCACTCGGGAGCTTTTGGCCGGGCGAGACCATGCGTCTCGACATCCAAGGCTTCCCATCGCTTTCCGACGGCGTCTACGAGTGCCGTCTCATGCAGATGAGCGGCGACCAATCGGACAAAGTGAGCTTGATTTTCGATGCCATGGAGGATCCCATGGCCTGAATTTTTCGGAGGTACGCATGGCTTCTCATGTCGAATTGAATCCCGATGATAATGTCCTCGGCCTGAGCCTTGGGATGAAGGCCATGAGATTGGCCTTGACTCAGAAGACGCACAAGGTCGGCACCGTGCGCATTCCTACAGGCGGTGACACGGACGTCATCATCGGCGATGGCGCGCAGGACGGCGCGAACCGCATCGACCAGGACGGCAATCAATTGCCGCTCGTGGACACCAGCGAGATTGAGCAGGGAGTGCAGCAGGCGCAGAAGGACGCCGATGCTGCTGCCGCGAAGGCGGATGAGGTGATCAAGCAGGGCGAGCAGATTCGTCAGGATGCGCAGGCGGGTATCGATGATGCGCGCAAGCAGGCACAGACGGCGGCGGATAAGGCTGATAAGGTGCGCTCCGATCTGCAGGCCGAGGTGGAGGCGAACAGGAAGGCCACCGACACGGCGATCGCCGCCGTGGATGTGAAGGCCGACAAGGCACAGTCCGCAGCCGATGCAGCCCAGAAGGCAGCCGATAAGGCCAATGCGTCCACCGCTGATCTGGACAAGACCGTGCAGGCGGTCGACGCCAAGGCGGCAGCGGCGAAGCAGGCCGCCGCCGAAGCCCAGTCAAAGGCCGAGAACGTCGCCTCCGACCTCGATTCCGCGAACGCCGTGATCGAACGGCACACCACGGAACTGGGCGAGCTGACGACGAAGGTCAGCAATGCCGTGACCAAGGCCGACAGTGCCCTGAGTGTCTCCACGGAGGCGAAGCAGACGGCGACCGAGGCGTCCACCACAGCCAGTTCCGCTTACAAGGATTCGCAGACCGCGCTCACGCAGAGCACCAGTGCGACCCAGACCGCGACTGCTGCGAAGACCACCGCCGAATCCGCCAGCAAGACGGCCACCGATTCGCTCAAGCAGTCCTCTTCGGCCGTGCAGACCGCCAACCAGATCAGCACGACCTTGAAGACGGAGTATCAGACCAAGGCGGACGCGGACAAATTGTATGCCACGCAGTCGAGCCTGAAGCAGACTTCGGATTCCATTACTGCTTCAGTTTCGAAGACCTATGCCACCAAGGACGCTCTGACCGCTCTTCAGAACGTCGCGGATAATGCCATCGAATCGTGGCGCGGCACCGGTGTTCCGACTCTGACCAATAAGCCGGCATCCGACTGGACGACCGATACTGAGAAGAAGAAGCATTCCGGCGATCTCTATTACGATAAGGCAACAGGCAAGGCCTATCGATTCGGTTCCGATGATGGCAAGACCTATACCTGGGAGCTGAACCAGGATAGCGATGTCGCCAAGGCGCTCTCCGATGCATCGAAGGCGCAGACATCCGCTAACAATGCACAGACATCGGCTAATGCTGCGAACACTGCAGCCGGTAAGGCCCAGACGACGGCCAATACCGCGGCAAACAATGCAGCCACAGCGAAGAACGCAGCCGATGCCGCACAATCCAGTGCGAACAAGGCTCAGGGCGATGTCGATAAGCTGAAGATCGATATTCCCGAGACATATGCGACCAAGAGCTCTCTGACTCAGACCGCGGAATCCATTACGGCGAATGTCGAGTCGGTCAAGTCGACTGCAAACAGTGCCGTGACCGCCGCATCGAATGCCCAGCAGACCGCTGATGGAATTTCCGCAAATCTGACAAAGAACTATCAGACAAAAGCTCAGGCGGATACGAT